GCGGTGTGCTCGGTTCAGGATCTCCTTCCAGATGGCCACGGAAACCGTGCGGCCCTCCTTGTAGGCGTAGATCTCCCGATTGAAACGGAGCCTGTCGAAAACCCCGAACAGATCCATCCCCCACCACTGACCGACTTCACGGTCCCAGCGATAGTGATCCCAGCCCTGCATGATGTAGCGCGAGCCGTCCTGATCGTAGCCAACGGCGCATATGAACCCCATCGCCGGCGCGTCGACAGGTTTGCCCCTCAGGCTGTCGAAGGTCGACCCGTCGTCATAATAGATGCGCCAATCGGGTTTCACGCTTCGTTTGCCTCTCAGGCTGTCGATGCCATTAAGTCAGCGTCCAGAAGCCAGAGGCGTTCACTTGAAGCGTGGCCGAGTCACCGTCGCCGAGAACAACCGCCGAACCGTGGTCCCAATAGTGCGACACGGGATCAAGCGGGGAAGTCGGTGTGTCGTCCCAGACGACAATATACTGCCAAGATGCCAGGGGACCGCCCGACGCGGTGATGACAACATCAGCCGTGTAATCAAGCGTGAACGTGCCCGCCGTCTGCGCGTGGGTTAGCGACCCTGCCGTGAACGTCCGATCAACCGTCAGGTCGTCGGTGTAGTTTGTATAGGTGATGGGTGAGATGTTCGCCAGAACGCCGTTCCCGTCAGCCGTTACGTCAGTGCCCGCCGTGGGGGCCGTCGAGGTGAGGTCGAAATTCCACACGTCGCCGTCCACGTCGATGACTTCGCAGAGGTTCTGCACGAAGTCGTTAACTTTGTTGAAAGTCGCCATTAGATTTCCGCTCCCATCTGCGTTCGCGCCCACGAGAGGGCGTCATGTTTGCTTCCAAACAAGGGTGAGATGATAAAACGCGCCTGCCGCGCGTTCTCCTGAACAACGACGCGAGCGCCGTTCTCCCGAAAGCCGTTGACCCGCAGCGTCAAGGCCGATAATATTCTGAATACCCCAGTCACGGCGCATCTTGCCGCGATGGGCCTGCGCTATTGCAAGGTCCATGTCACAACCCCAAAAGAGGAAAGGGGCGAGCCGAAGCCCGCCCCGATCAGTTAGCCGAGAACCAGCGCAATCGCGTCCGGCTTCCACGCCTTCGCATCGTAAAGCGTGGTCACGTCGATCATGGCCTTGTTGTAGCCCTTATAGACGCTGATCTGGAACACGAGACCCGAGAAGGGGTCTTGCACCGTCATAACGTCCACAGCGGCGTCACCGCCGAGGGGCTTCTCAAGGGGGCGCATGACCAGTTCAACCGCCGACTGGTGCAGCATGACGTTGGCCGCGTAGTTGTCGCCAATCGTCATTTCCACGGTGTCGGCCAGCGCTTCACGGAGGCCAGGGCCGCCGATAACAATGTTGCCCGAAACAGCTGCAAGGCCAGTGTTGACGACATATTTATTGGTGTCGCCCGCAAAGGTCACAACGTCGCCAGCAATGATGCCGGTGCCGCCGACGGTGCCGCCGTCGAGTGCGATGGTGGTTTCACCGATAGGCTCGCCGCCCGCCGCATCGTAGAGGGTGCCGGTGCCTTTGGTATGCGCCTGAACCTGGCCCGACTCGCGCAGCATCACGCCCGAAATGTCCTGTAGAACACCCTGACGAAGAAGTTGCTCCGAACCGGCCTCGTTCACTTTGTAGAGGTTCGACAGGTTGCGAAGGTTCACGCCCGCCGAGGTGTTCATAACCATCGACAAGCGCCCGTCATTGAGGGGCATACCGTTATCCGCGAGAATCTGACGACCCTCGTTGATGACGTGATGGTTCGTACCGAAAGGCGTGGTCCCGGCAGCGCCGACAGCACGAGACGCGCCTTGATAAGCAACCGTCCCCACCTTGGCCTCAATCGAGTTCACGATGCCGCGCATCGCCTGTGCGATCTGGTCGCCGTAAATGGTCTCGAAGCCCGAGCCGTTGTTAACGTGCTTGATGTCTTCGCCCGTCCACGGGATGCGAACCGATGCAATCTGCGAGACGGTCATAGTCTTGTTGTCAACCGTCTGGTCGTCGCCTTCCGGGATCGTCATGCTCGGCGTGGCCGAGGTGTTGACGGTCGCCTGGCGGGTGAAGTGCGAACGCACGGGATCGCCTTGCGCAGCCGCCTCGGAACCGGCGTTAATGGTGACAGCCGGAATAAACCCTACAAGTTCCCGGCCCACAATGTCGGCGGCTTTGTAAATATCTGCCGCCAGATCGGTGAGGACGTTAGCCATCCTGAAACCCTTTCTGTTCTTTAGGCGTCAATAACCTTGCCGCCATCTTTTGAGAATGCCGCCCGAGCGCGGTGATCCATTCGATCCCACTCCGCACGGGTGACGGTTTTTGATCCTCACCCCGAGACGGGGCGAGATAATGGTTTCGAGAACCCGCTCGCTACCCTTGAGCGCGAGTTCCGCCGCAATGTCCTTGGCCGCCGCGCCAGCGGTCAGGCGGGAAATGATGCTGTCCTTTTCCTGTAGCGCCGAGGTCAATTCCTGCTCGCGCTTCGTGTATTTCTCGGTCCATGACGCCTCTAGCGCGTCAAAGTCGCCGGTTGCCCTAGCCTTCTCCTCGGCCTCTTTCGCGGCCTTCTCAGCCTCCTTCTTGGCCTTGGCCTTGGCCGCCTTGGATTCGCCCAGAAGCTCCTCGACCTTCGCCTTGAGGCCCGAAGTCTCCTTTTCCAAGAGTTCCCTCACCTGCTCCTCGGTGAAGGTTTTTGCCGCCTCTTTGGACGTGCTTTCCTGTTCCGCCGTGGCGGTTTCTTGCTCTGCCATGTTTTCCCTCTGGGATTATGGATGCGGCCCCGCCGCAGGATGTTGCACGATTGCTTGTCGTGCGGTAAATTACGCCTCTAGCAAAGGACACACCGCATGATACACCGACCAAAACCCGACCCCGTTGAGGTCAGGTACGGCACCGTCGAAAAACGAAACGATGCCATCGCCAAGAAGGCTCAAAACGGCGCGACACTAGAGGCGCTATCCGAAGAGTTCGGTATGCGTCCAAAATACATTCGAGAGATCGCAGGCGACCTCGACCATTTCCCGCCACTGGATTTGTGCGTGGTGGTGCTTGATGAGAATCGCCGCATAATGGACCCACAGTCTGTCATGATGCTCCCCGAAAAACACAGGAAGGAAGTCGCGTTACAACTCAAGGCATTCTTAAGGGCAATGCCCGACTAAGTAAGTCCGGCTCGCTCGAATGCCAGCGGTTCCAGTTCGCGCATCTCGTCAAGAGTGCGCTCCCTGAATTTCTTGTCTAACTGCAATTCCTGGAACCGGCTTGCACTAAGCCCGCCGTCCCGTAGCAGTTTTCCGCGCGTCGGCCCCAGGACACTATCCTGAAAGCCCGCGCCTTGCGTCTTGATCCAATCGTAATAGTCAAGGTCAGCCTTGACGAACTCCACGCCGTCCTCGCCCCGCGAAAACTGCGACCCGCCTTCCTGCAACAGCGCCAGATTGCCCTTGAGAACGGGCACAACCGCCGATCTGCACCCGATGTGCAGCGGAGGGCGTGGCCCCTTCTTCACGGGGAACTTGCGCCCGTCCAACCCCCTGCATAGCGCCGATGTGCGGGCATCCAGAACCGACACCCACTCGACTTGCTTCACTATGTCGTCGTTTGCCTGCCACACCGCCTCACGGGCCTGTGCGGCGACGTGCTGCAATGCCGTTCTCGTCATCATCGTTACGTCGCGCCGGGTGGCCTCTATGATGCCATCCCGAAACTTCGCTGCCCTCGTTCCGAGAATGCGCCGCACGATTTCCTGCGTTGTCTGTCCCTGCGCTGCCCCGAGCCGGATTGCATTCACGATCCGCGTTTTGTTCTTCTCCGTCCAATCCCGAAAGAACGCCTCTAGCAGTTTCCCCCCGTCCGGCCCCTCGACCGAAAGCGGGTTAGAAAATGCCGCCGTGTAAATTTGAGCCGGTGAGGGTAGCACCGCATCGAAGTCCACCACTTGCTTGAGCGCCTTGACCTCGAATTGCCCCTCATAAGCCCCTATTTCTCTGATCTGCTCGTCCCATACCTTGCCATAATCCTGGAATTTGCTGTCCAGCGTTTTCTTGATCGCCTCTAGGAGACTTTCCAGACGACGCGCCGTCAGGCTGGCCGGGTCATCAATCTTCGCGAGGCGGGCGAGAATATCCTCCTGCATGTCCCGCAGGAAACGCTCAAACTCGCGCGATGCCCGTGTTTTCAGCCCCTCGTAATAGACGGCATGACGTGTGGCGATTTCATACAGTAGCGGCGGTGTCGGCAACGATCAGCCCCCGCTCTGCGATTTCGTCACTGTATTCCTCGAACGTCTTTTCTGGCGCAATGTCGCCCGCCCGCTGCAATACGCGGAACATCTCGGCAGGGCCGACAACCCCGCTAAGAAGGTTCTCCCGCATCTCGCGCATTTTCTCCGAGGTCAATTCCGGCTCCATGAACGAGCGATTTAGCTTCACCTCGATATTGCCGCTCACATTCATAAACCGGGCCGCTTGCTCACAAGCCCACTGGTAAGCATCCTCGATATTCACCGACACGAGGCTCAAGATGGAATGCTGCGCCTTCACCTCGCCGGCCGCCTGCGTGGCTGTCTTTGCCACCGTTCCCGGCTGCATGATGCGAGCGCCGAGGGCGGCCATTTCCTCGGCCTTGTCCAGCATCCCCTGACGCGCCGCAGTGTTAGGCTCGGCCACCTCGAACCGGAAGCCCTTGGCTACCATCATCTGGCCGCCGCCAATCTTGAAGCCCTTGGCAAGCACGTCATATGCTTGCGGGTCCATTTCATCGGCAACCGGCTGGATGTGGCCGGAGAACCAAATCCCCTCCTCGTTGATCGCGCTGTTGCGGTAGTGGTCCCTGTTCTTGCGGGCCAGCGAAATCATCGGGGGCACTTGCATCTCCCAATGGTTTGCCCGCGCCCCGAAGAACAGGAACGGAATGCGATTGAACGTCTGCCCCGAGCCATCCCTCGGGTAAACCGGCTCTTCCGGCTCCCACTCAGATGTGCCCTTGCCGTCCGTTTTCTTCACCCATACCCGGTCGAAGAATGCGCCGCTCTCATCAAGGGCCAACTCCCGGCGCAAGTCCTCGGTTTTGACTTCGTAATCGTCAACCATCTCACGGCTGTCAGTAAACACCACGCCCGCAAGGTAGGTTTCCGCCCCGTCCGATCTTGTCCACCAGTTAATCACCCGGTCTGCCGTGATGAGGCTGACCGTAGCAACCGACCGCAGGCTTTCCTGGTCCGCAAGGCTCACCTGGCCGTCTGTCGGGGGCATGGTCACATATAGCCCGCCACGCGCCTTCTTTAGCGCCTCGCCCGTGGCCCGCTGCATTTGCTGCCACATATCGACGCCAGAACCGTCCACGTTCTTCAACAGGTACTCAAGACCAGGTGGCAGGGTGATCTGCGGATCACGCTCGAACGCCACCCCGATCAACCCCTCGAGCGTCAGGCGGGACGCACCGAAAAAGCTGGCCCTATTCTTGAACTCCCGGTTGCGGCGCGAATCCGGGTCCGTCAGCCAATCCGCAACGGCTCCATCTTGGCCGTAAACGGGGCGCTGATCCTTGAGAACGTCCAAGTCCTCGATGTACCGCGTCAGGTTTTGCTCGCGGCACATATCATCGACAAGCTGCCAATCGGGCTTTGCGTGGCGGTATTCTTCGCGCTCCCAATCAATCGCCATTAGCCCATCCTTACGCCTGGGAACACAACCGGACGCACGACCGGAATCTTCGCGTGTACGAAGTAGCCCGCAGCGTCATTGTGGTGATCGTGGCCGGTCGTCTTGTCCGGCGTCCCGTTTTTGTCATACGCCTGCTGCTCCAAAGCCTCCGAGAAACGCGGGCAGGCCGTGTCATTTACCTTGAGCCGCCCCTTCTCAAGAGCGGTGTTCACCGAGACAATCCGATCCCGCACTGGCGGGTTTGCCTTCGGGGCAATCACCTTGAAATTGGCCCGCCGCAGAAGGTCGAGGTCACTTGCGGAAGCGTTGACCGTCTTGTGCGATCCGCCCGAGGCGTCCGGGTAGATGTAGATTGCATGGCCGGGATACTTGGCCTTGATGGTCTCAATAAGGTGGGGCGTGTCCTGTAGCCCCGTCAGTTCCGCCACAGCCACCCACACATCGCCACGAGGAACAAAGATAACCGAGGCCATGTCGTTGACGTTAAAGTCCTGCCCGATGTGCAGCGGCTCGTTGCCCTGGACAGTCTCGCCCGACCGATGCGCCTCCCGGTCATAGTGGCTATAAACCGCACCCGCCGAGAGGTTGACGAACTCGCCCTCGATATAGGCCGAGATGAGTTGGTCCGGGTACGTGTGCCGCAGGTTTTCCACGTAGTCGTGCGGCAGATAGGGGTTGCTGTACGTCGGGGCCTTTATGATTTCGTATCCGGGCACCGCGTTACGCACCCACCTGTGATAGACGAACCGGAAGCCCTCCGGCGTCGTGTAGGCGCTTACCCGGTTGAACACGTTGGCCATGCCGCTCGGCCTTTGCCGGTTCCGCGCGATAATTTGATTCCAAGCCCGCTCTGCCGGCTCCGGTTTGAGCGTGTCCAACTCGTCCACATGAGCGCGGTATGTTTCATAACCAACGATGCGCTCGGGGTTGTCCATTGTACGAAGAAGGAAGTCACCGAAACGCGGGTAGCTCGTATAGATGAAGTTCTCTTGCTTGTTCCACTTGTGCGGGATGCCCATCTCCGACAACTTCGCGCACATGCGCGGGCCGGTGATGAGCCTCACCAGGTCGTAGGTTGGCGCATAGAGGCCGATGAGGGCGTCCGACGCATGGGCCGCGTCCGCGAACGCAGACCAGGCCATGACCTCGGATTTACCTGCGCCGAAGCCCGCCACGAAGGCCGGGTGCTTTGCCTTGCTGAGTAAGAACCGCTCTTGCGGCTCAGTCAGCGTCAGACGAAGAAGATTGGGCGCGGTCAATTAAGAGGCCGTCAATGGGCTGGGCGTCAGACACGGCCAATTCCTGCCGGTCACGCCATTCGTCGGGTCGCCTGTTCTTGAGCCAGAAGATTGCCGCCGTTGTGTCTGGCGGATAGTGCTTCACGGTGGGGACAATAAGCGGCTCGCCGTCTTTGCCGCCTGTTGAGAATACCTTGTCCTCCGGGTGCGAGTATCCAAGCGCCCTTTGGTAGAGGCTGCGTTCCACTCTGTCGTCTGCCGAGTCCTTGCCCACCTTTAGGGCGTCGCAAAACATTGGGTGCCTGTGCTTCCAGCGGTGAATAGTGGCAACGTGAACGTCGAAGAAGTCCGCGATTTCGTCGTCTGTTGCACCGAGTGCGCAGAGCTTCCGCGCCTTTCTGGCAAACCCGTCCTTGTATTTGGTAGGCCGTCCGCCTTTGTTTTTTTCCGACATAGGCCCCGCCCGTGTCCTTTCTCGGACCAACCCCGCTAGTCCTATATTTGTTAAAGCGCCAGGAGTCGCGTCACATTGCGGGAATCACAGGTATCCCTGCGAGCCGGCCAAGATCACCACGATCAACGTGA